AGGAGTGTGACGCCAGGCGGCAACCTCGTCACCCCAGGCATGTGTAAATTGCGGACCACGAAGTGAATCAGGTTCATCTGCGGTGAAGAGAGTAGCCATGTTTCCATTAGGCCAAGTCAGACGACGCTTTGAAGGTTCATAGTGTGGGCGCTCGCTTGGTGGGCTAACGTTGATGATACCTGACTCGCCTTCTACAATAACATCGCGCACGTCGGCAGCTGTTCTTGCCACCAGGGCAAAGCGTCTTTGTCCCGTTGTTGTGTACTTGGCTTGTTCGCGCACCCACTCCGCCGCAGTTCTTGTCTTACCAAAACCGCGACCTGCGAGTAGAAGCCAGATGTTCCAATCATCACCTTGCGGTGCCTGCTGCTCGGGACGTCCCCAAAAGCTCCAGTCCCACTGCAACGTGTCTGGGTCAAGACCTGCAAGGGCCTGACGCTTCTCTTCCTCTGACAGGCTCGCAATTACTTCCGCGAGTGACTTACCCATCTTCTACTGCCTTTGATCTGACTCAACTGGCGGTGTAAACTCGGAAACTCGGTTCTCCGGAAGAATCGGCGTGTACGCCTTTGATTGTGCGAACTGCGGTGACTTGTATCCGTATCTTGCAAGTCGGAACCGCAAGGCACCGTGCGTTACACCAAGGCGCTTTGCAAGACGGTAAAGAGTTACACCCTCAACAGTATGAGCGTAGTTGATAAGCCAGGTGTATTCCTCAGCCTCCTTGCGATACTGCGTACCGTAGGAACGTACCTGCTGCGCGTATGGTTGTAGCTCAAGCAGGCGGGAAAGAGTTTCCTCGCTTGGCTCGATGTACTCTGTCGTTCTATCCTTTGGTTCCTCAAACTTAGGTGGCTCAGGGATTGGGTAGCCGTCCATCGCGACACGTAGTGCCTCGGACATTGGAATACCTGCGGTGATCTGACGAACCCGCTCACGGGTCACTCCTGAGACGGCGCCAATAGACTCTAAGGTCCAGCCTCTCTCACGGAGAGCCTTGATATACGCATTGCGGTCACGATCTGCGGTGATCGCTTGAAACTTCTCAATGACATCGCTTGGAAGCGTGTGCTTCGTTTTCCTGTATTTAGCCATGGCGTAATTTTATCATGCCGGTGCGACAATGTACACGGTCTCCACTTCTACACGGAAGCGGCGGCGATCTGGTGTACTTACTGACAAAGAACAGTACGTTATGGTTTACTGCCTTGGACGTGAGAAAGCGATGCGTATACTTTAGAACTCTTGTCTAAGTGTCTCGAGCAAGTTTTCTAAACTTATAAGATTTCTTAGTTCTTAGTAAGAAGAAGTAAGGCAGCAGGCATTTGTCTTCTAACTTTTTTGTTGAAGGCATAGGCATTGTTGTATGTGTGCGAGATTTTGTAGAAAGACGAGTAGAGAAAGGCATTGGCCTTGTGCTTTGTTGTTGAGTTGGTCAGTGACAGGTCATGACTAGACATAGCTACAGATCTGTGTAGAGGCTAGCTGGTGAGCTAGCTAGCAGCTAGCAGAACTTCCTGGTAGATGTTAGCTGGTGAGCTAGCTAGAAGCTGACGAGCTAGCAGACAGATGTGTGTAGATTTCTGTGAGCTGACAGGCATGTATATGCGTGGCATAGATATGTAGGCGCCTGTGTGCGTCTAGGCAGGGCTATGGTAGTGTGTTCCTACGACACCTTCCAGATACCTTTCCTGTCCTCGGAAAGGCTTTACCTAAGGGTATAAATGATTCAGGCCCCACGCTTACGCGTAGGGCCTGAACCTTTGTAATGGTTAGTTATACGTTGACCCGCACGTTGGGGTCGCCCGCAAAGATAGTCTCGAACGTTTTGGCGTTCATCACACCGTTACCATCGAGCTTGTTGTCCTTTTGGTAGGCAGCTACCGCAGCCTTGGTTAGGTCACCGTACCAACCGTCACGGTCAGCCGCAGCCTCGTCGTAGCCAAGCTCCGCAAGGCGACGCTGTAGGTGATGGATGGTTAGGCTTTTACGTGCATAAGGATTCTTGTATACACACTGCTTGAGGTGTACCTCGTCCTTATCCGCACCGCTTACCACGTGCTTAGCCGCAGGGACTGGAGCTGGCTTTGGGCTAGGCTTAGGCTGTTCAGCCTCAACCTTTACCTCAGCCACGGTCTCAACGGGTGCTGCCGCAGCAGGAGCTTCGTCCTGGACCACGGCCTCGATGTTTTGTTCGCGTTCTTCGTTCATGTGTATACCCTATCTTGTACTTGGGCTTTCTTACTTGACGATGCCTGGGTACTCATCAAACCATTTTTGGATGGTTGACAAGCCCGCACCTGAGCGGTAAGCGTTCGGTCCGATTCCCCAGCTACCAAAATCAGAGCCTCCACCACTCATGTGGTGTGCGATCTCGGCATTCCTCACTGGATCGAAGAGTTCACCATTCACACGTAGCTCAAACTTCTCACGACGGTCCGCGCCCAAATCACCAATCATGTTGATTTGGAATAGGCCGTATGAGTTGTCGCCAGTGGATGTGTTGTTGTTATGTGCCATCGGGCGTCCGCTTGATTCCCGCATCACGATAGCCCAGGCGATTTTATGGGCATTACCTTGAAAGCCCACGTGATAGAGCAGCCTAGAGAGCTCTACCCCTGATAGCCTCTCGCTCGGCTTGTAATCAGCTCTGCTAAGAGACCTTACCTTTGCTTCCGACGCCTCAAGGCGTTGGACCTTTAGCTGTGCCATGCGCTTTAGTTCTGCCGCATGGGATAGCGTGTTTGTTGCTAGAGCTACTTTAGCGTTAGGTGCTGCTGCAGCTGTATTTAGTTGTACCGACGCCATCATTGCGATGGCAAATAGTGTAACCGTGTAAGCTACTGACGTCAGTGCTAGTTTTTTTGAGGAACTTCGCATTGCTAGTTCGCCTCCTTATGTAGGTGACAGGGACAGGTCGGGGTTTCGCCATGTTAGTGACTTATGCCCTTCCAGTGTCTGCATAGGAATCGAACATGTCGAATCCCAGGTCACGATCCGATTTACGACGCATTGCATGAGCTTCCTCATCCTCCGCGTCCAGCATCGTGGCCCACACGCTTCCCAACGTGTGTGCAAACTTCTTTCCTCGGGTTACCGCAACCTGTGATTTGAAGTTGCCGTAATCGAGAAACTTGATTGAATCCGAGACCCAGGTGTTGAAGTCCAGCTTGTGGATAAACACGCGATATGGGTAGTCGGAGTGTGCGTTGGTATTGATTTCCAATGTAAACTGCGTAGCCAAAGGCTCGAGGCTTTTACGGTCACGAGCGCGGACTACGAGTATGTCTGGATTAGTGCGATGTTGAACCGCGCTAACGAATCCTGTTTCTGTGAATAGCCACATGTCTAATTTCGTCCTTTCGTCATAGGGTCTATAGTAACACCTAGACCCCAAAATGGGAAAACAAAAGCACAGTTGTGTTCTTGTTTCATGGTTAGTGTGAGCTGGGTCGAACTAGTCGACGTCCAGCTCTACTCCTTCTGGTAGCTCTGTTAGAGCCTCCTCGGTTACTGTGTAACCCTCTTCCTGAAGAAGCTTAGCCGCATAACGGCGTGAATCGGGAGCCACATACTGGGTCATGGTTGCATCACCCTTGGTTGCTGTCAGCTTGTAGGCTGTTACATCTTCCATGGAGCTCCTCCTTTCCTATGGCTAAATAGTATCACCATGGCACCTACTTTCCAAACTTCTTGCGGCACTCTGGGCCAAGCTGAAGCTCACGGCTGATTGGGTCAGTAAGTTCTGCACCACAGCTACCGCAGCAGCTGTAGATCTCACCGAAGGTGCGTGTGTACTTGTATGGGTCCTGCGCGATGTGGTTCACGATGGTGATTGCATCGGCTGGAGCCAATCTTGTGCGGGTAAATGCGCCTACAGAGCCGTGCAAGCGGCGCATGTATAGGTTGCCCATGTATTCGCGGATTTCCACGAACAGGTGGTCGCCTGTAAGCTTGGTTGATTCAAGGCTGATGTCCAGCTCCGCGTTTGGAATCGCGTACTTGGATTTGGGCGCCTTGGAAAGTGCTTCCTGAAGCTTGTTTCCGGCGCTGCCTGGGACCTTGGTTGCCGCCTTGGGCAGAGCTAGTAGAACATCGATAAGGCTCGATGCTTGCTTCTTGTCCATGGTGGCAAGAGCCGCACGGAATCCGTCACGGGCTGCTGGCTCAAGCTCGCGCTCATCGAGCAGGGAGTTGATAAAGGCGACCTGCTTCTCGCTAGGTCCAAAAAGAGTTGCTGTTGTCATTTTGTCTCCTTGGTCATTTTGTCGTTTAGCTCTTCGAGCTTCTTGTTGAGGGAAGCAAGGCCGGCGAACAAGATGCTGTTCCACATGTTGTTGGACTTTGCCTTGCGACCCGCACGCTTGATGCGTTTCGCCATCTTACCTCCGTGGTATGCCACTGGGCTATCGGGTAGGAATCTCATTCTTTGACCTCCTTTCCTCCTGATGGTATCTATTATATCAGGTAGGTGGCCAAAAATGGAGTTAGCCCTGCCCCCTAGCCCAAAATGAACGAAAAAGCTAGGGGACAGGGCTAAAACTATACGCGTGTAGCCAATAAGGCCGAGGTTACAGCCGCAAGACCCAGCGAGACGGCCAGTACGGGCGTCTCAGAGGCCGTTAGAGCGGCTAGAACCGACAGCCCAGCCAATACCGTGGCAGCCACGGCTGGCCAGACCACATCCCTGAGTCGGGACATCCAGTCAGGCATAGCTTACTTGACTGGGCGGGTACGACCCTTTAGACGTGACGAGGCGTCACGAATTGGGGTACCAGACTCGTTGATAAGGCGACGAGCCTTACCGTAGGTGATGCCAAGTTCCTTGGCAACCTCAACAACTGGCTTGCCAGCCGAGTAAAGCTGGGCTGCTGCCTGAGGAGAAACCTCTGACATTGTAGTTCCTTTCGTCGGTGTTTCTTTTCGTTTACTTGTGGTTGGTTCGGCTGGCATCTCAGCTAGCCAGGCCCGAGACTTCTTGTGAAGTGCCCGCGCCTCATTGAGCAACTGCAGCTGCGAGCTACTCAACCTTTCCCTCCATAACCTCACGGAAAGCTCGGTTGGCTACCGTGTTGTTTGGACGGAACCCATTCTTGTCGTGACATTCAATGCACAGGTACTCGTTACGACGATGCGAGGGGTCACGGAATACGTTTCCCTCCGCGCCGCAGAAGTCACAAAGCTGCTTGCGTGGGTTCTGTCGAGCCCAGATGCGAGAATGCTCTGCGCACAAAAGTTGGTCGCCACATGCGTAGACGAGAACATCCTGTTGCTTACATAAGTTACATGTGTCATAGATGTATATCTGGTCTCGCTGTACTGTACCTTGCATCATTTGTCCCTTCAGTCTGTAGAACTATAAACCTTTGCCGCGCCTCTTGTAAAACGCTGGTCCATGTTCTCTTTTGCCAGGGCGAACTGTTGGTTGCAGTACTCCCAGTAGTGGGCTGATCTTTACCTCGCTACGCTTGTAGCGAATGTAGCGAACAGCTACGATGATTGCTATTACCGCAAACGGAACCCACAGCGCAATGTCAACGCCAATGACGTTGGCAATGTACAGCGAGATCCACCAATCAGCGATTAGCAAGTCTAATGCTGGTTCTTGCATGTTGTGCCCTTTCTTCGGCAAAGTAGTCCTCGGCCACTGCAAAGCAATGTCTTGCAAGCATCAGCAGAGGGATGCAGCCGCCTGCAGTAAGCAGTAGTGCTGCTGCAAACGCTTCCCAGCTTGGGAAGATGAAAAATGTTGAAACCGCATAAGGTAGCCAAGCAGCAGCTGCGATAAGCAGACCCGCGCCGTAGCGACGATAACGGAATCCAACGAACTTGTTGATTTTTAGACTCATGGTGGGGAAGTCCTTTCGTCTCTGTGTCCTGGCGTTTGCCATTGGTTCAATTATATCAGGTAGATTGGGAAGATGCTGGCATTTGCTCGCTCGGTGTTTCTTCGACCGCCTTACGGGTCTTACGGTCTACTCTCCGCGTGGAGATCTCAACCTCATCGAGCTTATAGCCTTTGGATTTCACCCAGGCTTTTGCGATGTCCGCATCCATGAACTGTCCTGCCCAGGTTCCATCAGGCAGGAACACGCTCACCATTTGGTAGTTCACAGCTTGGACCAGTCCTTGGCCTCGGCTTCATCTTCCTCGGGAAGTTCCATAGGCAAGCTGTTTGCCAGCCAGCTTACAAGGACTACACCAAGGAAGCCCGCGCTAATCCAGTAGAAGATTTCCATTAGGCGTGACCTCCTGCGAACGTGGCATAGCACTCTGGGTGATACCCAGTCTTGATTTGCTCACGAATTGGTGCTGCAATGTTTGGCATCGCATCTTGAATAAGCTGCTTGTCCTCAAAGTAGGCAAGGTAATTCTTGAATGTGATTTCAGCTGTTCCAGTCTTACCGCACCAAGCACATTGGGGCGTTTCAACTATGTAGATTTCGTTTAGCAGGTCGTGTGTCATTTTGTCTCCCTTCGTCCTGTAGTACTATTATATCAGGTAGGTCAGGAAGATGGGTACTTACTTGGGCCCATCTCGATTCGGTAGTCATTTGGGTCAAGCTGGTTTTCCTCGGCCCAGCTGACGAACAGCTCTGCTGAGCGGAACTGGCCCAGCCAGGTTCCATGAGCGTCGTAGACGTGTGCCCAGATCATTTGGTACTCCTTGTCTTGGGTTTTGGCTTGGCGCTGGAATGCTGGGTTCTTACCACGATTGGTGGATTTGAGAATGCGTCCCACATGCAGGCAACCTCAACTGAGCGTCGAACTACCCGCGCCGCCTTTTCTGGCTCGTCAAAAAGCTTTTCAAGCCCAAGTGCAACCATGGCGCCAAGAGCAACGTCGCCACCCGAACCACCATAGTAGATGTTTCGGACCTCCCTGTCCCAAGAGTAGTCCTCGGCAATTGGATAGATAACTCCATTTACGATGATGATGAGTGGCGAATCTTGTGTTGCCGCATCACCTTCAGCCTTTGCGTCATAACCAGCTTCAATGAAAGCCTCGCGAAGTGAAGGGATAAACTTTTTAGTCATGAACTTATCGAGGTTGTTGATGTTTCCAGATTCAGGTGGAGCTGGAGGAGTCCAACCAAACTGCGAGATGTTTCCACCGCGCGATGCACCAGACACTGCAATCAGGTACGCACCATTTTGCACAACCTTTGGTGTTGCAAGATTCATAACACGACCGGAGTCATCGCTCGCACGAGAGTCACAGCCAATGACTGCAAAGCCATTGCCTTGAAATGCTGCAAGTGTGGTCATGACGTCTCCCCGACTAGGGATCTATCATAAACCACACCTACGACATCTTAGTGAAAGCTAGGCTGGATCTACGATTGAAATTGGAACTGTAACTGAGGCAGACTCAGGTCCGGTAG